CGTCTTCAGCAGCGGTAGCGCGGGCTTCTTCAGCAGCGATAGCGGCTTGGACATCAGCCAGTTCGGTAGCAGCCGATTCAGCATCTTTGATGGTGCGGACAATGACAGCACCGGTGTTGTCCAGAGCCGAGTAACGCACGACCTTGTCGGTCGAGTTAAACCACAGGCGGCCGGCAGCAACCGGCATCGGGTCCGACGACAGGATTTCGAGGTGAAGATTTTCTACGTAGGCATTGGCCGCAAGGGTAATGCCATGAAAGACGGGGAAGTTAGCCATGTGTTTCTCCAAGAAACTTTGTATATAAAGGTTTTCTCGACACGGCTCAGGGTTCCTACTATACCACAAACCGCCGCAAAACTAAAAGCTCTTGGTCTACCCGAAGAGCGTCGCTTCCGGCGTGTTTCACTCGCCATTCCGTTTCTGGAAGGGCGCTGTCAAAGTAAAATTTACCATCCCGGTACTCTGTAAGCTCGGCACCGTGGGCCTTCATGTATGATGCCAGATGGATGTCTCGCTTAGCAACTACAATTTTATACTTCATAGACCGAACGCCACAAAGACTGAGCCAGCCGTCGGCTCAGTTAGATAAACAACGAATTGGTTTTTACTAACAGCGGTTATTTTGGCAAAAAACTGATTGTTGCTAGTATCTACTAGCGTTGCGTAAAAGTTATACGTCCCAAGATTATGCGTCACTACCCAAGTTAGCGCAGGCACTGCGAAGTTATAAACCCGCAATATCCCGCTATACTCTGATGCTGCCGCCGCTCCCGTCCCGTATACTTTACCATACGACTTGGCAAAGTATTGAGCTGTCATTAAATCCCCGCTTGGATTACCTTAAAAGTAGCAGTCCCCTGCCCATATTCAATTACACGAACCCGAACGCCAGTAATTGGAAATGCGTAATACCCGTCTGCATTTGCCGTTTGGTTTTCAATAAACGGAAACCATACAAAATTTTCTTGACTTTTGTTCTGCCAAACATCTTCGTACGTATGTTCAACAGTGTACTTCATGATGGCGCCGTCGCTTAGCATCACCGCAACAGCCACATTTACTGGACTTTCGTTAATATTGATGCCAATAGTGTTGGTGACGCCAAGGCCAGAAATCGACGCTGTAACCTGTCGTGCCATTAAAACGTACCCCCCTGAATCCCGTTCCCCACAACCAACCCGGGCAAGTAATCTAGCGACGGGTGAACATTCGTACCATCAGCATAAAGCGAGACAACTTTACCAGTAGGCACCGTTGTCCCAGTACCTAGAGCTGTTTTTACCACAATGCTTTGGCCGCCGGTAGTGTTATTTTCAATAATGTATGGCTTATTGATTGTGGGCACAATCAGGTTGCGGGTAGCAGTAAGACTAACCGAAGAAGTCACATTCAGAATGTAGTTACGGGCAACCTGTGTTGCGTTCGTATTCGTCAGCGTGATTGTAAGGTCGGAGTCAACAGTAAAGTTCGCGTTAGCTCTACCAACAATTGCTTCTTCGATAGCGGTGCCAAGATTAGTATTGGTAGTGTCGCCCCATACGCCGGACTGCTCTCCGTTCCCAATAAGCTCAATCTTAATGCTCGAATATGTGCTTGCCATTTGATATTCCTTATGCTGCTATAACTTGCCAATTAGGGAATTGGCTGTCGTCTATAAGTCCCCAGACTAGCGTAGGCCCAATCCTACCAACAGCCGATACCCCAGAGACATTTACTATTGAGCTTCCTGTCGCGGATACATTACCAACCGCCCCGTTTGCTACAAGTCCTGTTACATACGCCGTTTCATCTAGGTATACATCCGGCGTGCCTACAGCCCCAGTTGCCACAACCCCAGTAACGGTAAAGATTGCATCTGTATCAACTCTAACTGCACCAACTGCCGAGGTAGCCACCGTTCCTATGGCATCTACTTGGGCTTCGGCAACTACATTTGTGGTACCAACATTACCAGTAGCGCTAACTCCGGAGCCGTCTACAATAGCGTCACCAGAAAATACCAAGTAGCCTACATCGCCAAAGCCCGCTACTCCAATTACTGAAACTACAACATCAGTAACAACTGCGATGCTTCCTACTTGCCCAGTGGCTTGGTTGCCAGAAACACTTACATCTGCACCGGAGCTTGTACTTACTGACCCTAGTTGCGAAGTTCCAACAACACCGACCAAATTTATAGAAGCATCTGCGGTTACTGAAACACTACCAACCGACCCAGTGGCCGATACTCCCACTACATCTGCGGCTAATACATCCGTGCCCCATCCGTCTCGGCTCCAAGGACCAGACCCCCAGCCAATGTAATCGACGGAAAAAAGCACGGAGTACCTTTAGGCAATACGAATGATGGCATTAGACGCGTCTGGGACCGGGAACACAATGGTAAAATTGCCAGCGGTAGAAGTCTTATCCGAACCAAAGTCCAGAATACAAACCGCTTTGTTCGACTTGCTGCTGTTGTAAATCATAGCGCCGCGAGCGGTGATAGTAGCCGTGCTCCACGTGGTGTCAGCAAAGTCGGTAAGTGCAGTGGTGCCCGAGGACGTGGGGGTGACGTTGGTCAGCGTGTTGCCGCCTGCAGTGTACCCAGTACCAACAACTTCGTTAGAAGTCGTATAAGCAGTGGTGGTCGCGTCCAAAGAAGCCGACGAGGTGTACAGAGCAATTTTGAAAACGTCGCCGGTAGAGGCGGTGAAGTTGTGCGTCGCGGTCAAAAGTTCAACCTTAAACGAAGTGCACATAGCTTGGCTGATTGCCATAATAAGCTCCTAATCTAAAAGTTTTACAAGTTCGGGATGCCCTGCATCCACGAGTCTATTTCCAATGGTTACATTGTGACATGCAACCGCTTCTTTCATATACGCAAGAAGAACGCCCTTGATTTGAAAACGAAATGCTTCTGCTTGTTCTTTAATCACTGGGTGTGCGTTCTTGCCCACATAAATAATTTTATCCAACAGCCGTTCAGTAAGTTCTTCGGGGGTAAATCCACGATTATTGGAGGTATGTACTGTAACCCCACCCAACAACATCGGAATTTCTGAAGTAAACAATTATTTCTCCTATTGTACCGGGTACCGAACTTGACCACTGCGATAGGCATCGCGCCTGTTTTTACCATCGCCCAGTTGTTTGAGAAGCTGCATAGCTTCGTCATACCGAGCTTTATACACCTGAAGCATTTCCTGCTCGCCCTTCAAGAACGTATACGCTTCTACCAATGCACCGTACAGCAGCACCGTATCGAAATTATCGCCAACCCAGCTAGTACCAGCCGTAACAATTGACTGCGGGTAGTAAAAATAATGTAGCTCGATGTTGTACGCGATATTCGGCGTGGGGCCTAGGATAAACGTGTTTTGGTCAAACAATGCGTAATAAATAGGCTCACCAGTATCGGCGGGCATTGGATACGCTTCTCTAATAAAGTTTACGTCTTTATTTAGCATGTACTTGAAGCCACCTTGCCCGTCAATAACACCCATAGAGTATGTAGCCAACCAATCAGATGGGGCTGCTAGGTATTTATTGCCGGCTGTAGCATTACCAGTAACATTTTTACGCAAGGCTGGTAGCTGCACCGAGTTGTAAATCCGCTGTTCAGCCTGTTCAATGAACGTATTAATGTCCGTTGTCGAGAACGTATTCTCGCAGTAATCCTGAATAGCGGTTACAAGTTGGTTGTAGTTCATTATTGCGTGTTGTTGCTGTGTTTGTTGCCTTTAGTGGCAGCGCCCGTGCCGCGAGTCTTCACGGTTTGGGTTTTGTCGATGCTTTCCGGGTATCCATTACCACCCAAGTCCACCGAGTATTCTTTCGGCTGAACGTACTTCTCCAGCGGGTTCGGGGTAGTAGCAGGGAAATATTCAAACTTATCGGAGTTCATATTTGCTCTCTTACCGGCCACGGCCGGTGCTGCGCTGGTTCATGACTCGGGCCATATTGCGGCCGTACTTCTTCATATCAGCAGTGGCAACGCCGCCTTTTTTCATACCGTGCATGCGCTTTTCGTGAGCTTTGACTTCCACGTCAGCAATTTTTTTAACAGTCTTCTTGTCCATGAAGCACTCCTAATTTGTTGTTACTGTTACTGTTCCTACTTGCCCTTCAGCAAGAAGGTTGTTTGGGATGGGTAGGTCTAAAGAATTATTAAATCCTACAGGGTCCCACCCCCACTGAATTATTCTACTGCCCTCACCAATGGTGCCTGTTGCTGTTAATCCTGACTGGTAATAACTCACATCAGGTCTAGGATTTCTTACTGCTTGCGGGTCGTTGACCGGGTACAAACCTAAAGATAACTGCGGTTGGTCAGGTTCCCAACAGGTTGGGCATACGAGTATGTTAATGTTTTTTGTCTTAATAACCAACCGCTTTAGTTGTTTTAGCTTATACCTAAAGCCGCAACGGTCGCACTCCGCAATACTGTTCTTGCCGGACGAAAACTTCGAGGCCATTTACCAACCACCGCCACCAACATACCCAACACGGGGCGCCAGTCTAATAGCTGCCTTCTCGCGGTCTTCGTCTGCAGCGAGTTGAAATTGTTGTTCGTAATCAGATTTAAGCATCTCGATGCGGTTCATAGCATCGGGGATTTTCATAGACATGTAGTAAGCCAGCCCAGCAACCATAGCCGGCAAGAACCGGAACGGGATGTCTTGAGTAGTAACGCCGTTGCCTGCGTCCTGAATCCGGCGCATGCGCCAGTAGATAAACGTGTAGTAGTTATCCAAGTTGGCTGTCGGCCAAATATTAATCTTAGGACTATCTACGCCGGTAATCGGATTTGTTCCTGCAGGCTGGCCCCCGACCGGATAAGTAGCACCCGACTGGCGGTTAATCCACACCTGAATCGGGCGGCCTTGGGCGTTTTTATTAGGAATCATTGCGTACGTAGATTCGGAAATACGCGTGATGTTGATGTCGATTTGGTTCTGGCCGGTGCCGTTACGGATAACGTGGTCAAGCAGGTCAATAGTGTCCGCCGGAATGTCGTAGGCGATGGTGCCTTGAGTTAGCGGAATGCTACCTTGCTCAATAGTCCAGAGGTTGATGCCTCGGTTTGCCCACTCAATAGTCAGCAGATTCAACGACCTACGTGCAGTACGCATATCATAGCCGGTACGCAGTTCAGCACCGCAACGCTCAAAAGCTTCTTCTACAAGGCTGTTGAGGTCTAGATTAAATCCTGTTGTGCCGGAAGTGGTCATTTGTTTTTCAACTGCT